GCCGCGCGTGGGACGGGACCGCCTGGCGTGGCTAGAGCCGTCGTGTCCCTGACGTTCGACGACGCGAGAGCGTCGCAGGTCAACCTCGTCCCGGTGTTCGCCGCCCACCCGGGCATGGGCTACACGATGTACATCAACCCGCCGCAGATCGGCACCGTGGGGCAGGGCTCCCGGATGACCTGGGCCGGGGTCGATGCGGCCGTGCTGGCGGGGGCCGAGCTCGGCGACCACACCGGGCAGCACATCCTGGGCGACGAGGTCACCGAGGCCGCGTACCGCGCCGACATGGCCATCTCGATCGCCCGCCTCGCGGCGCAGCCGAACCCGCATCAGCCCGGCACGAACTACCCGAGGGCGCTGGCGTTCGCCTACCCCTCCGGCCGCGACACCGTCACCACCGACGGCGCGCCGATCCCGGGCATCATCGCCTCCCTCGGCTTCACCACCGCCCGCCGGGGGGCGTGGTCGGCGCAGGGGAACGCGATCCCGCCACCCAACCCGATGCAGATCGTCCAGCGGCAGCAGGCCGACAACTACGTGTGGAACCTGCCCGCGATGCAGGGGTTCGTGCAGGCGGCGATCGCCGGGGCGCAGCAGCCGTGGATCATCACCAACGCCCACGAGGTGAGCTCGGCCCAGGCGGGCATCCTGGCCGACTTCCTCGACTGGTGCGAGACCATCCCGGCCTGTGACGTGATGCGCATGTCGGACGTGATGGGCACCCCGTGGTGGCCCGGCCGCGGGGGAGCGGAGCCGCCGCCGCCCCTGGAAGGCCGGTGGTGGGTGCGGCTGCCGGACGGCGGGTGGGCCGAGCTCGTCTAGGCCGCTGGTCACGCAGCGTGATAGTTCGCGCCGGACCTGGAAGCCGCCGCCCGGGCGGGTTAACCTGCCCGGATACCCGGCCGCAGCAGAAGACCGGGGGTACGGCGAATGTGTGCCCCGTCGCCTACCGGACCACAAGTGGGGCACGCCGGGTGGACTGTGCGCAACCCTTCCCAGACTGACCGCGCGCAGCTGCTGATCTCGAGTCGGAACCTGCTACTACCAGATCTCCCGAACAGGTCAGGATAGCCCCCGCCCCCCAAGGCGGGGGCTATTCCCGGGACCGACACTCAGGAGGAACCCCGTGCCGCAGCGAGGCGACGGCGAGCTCTACAACCCGGACACCGACGTGCTCCACCTGCCCGTCAAACCGGGGCAGACGCTGTGGGACGCGATCTGGGAGAACCCCGTGCCCGTGCTGATCATCGACCGGTCGCAGCCGGGACCGGCGCGGGCCGTGTGGCTGGCCGAGGTGCTGGACCGTGACCGGCCAGCGGGCGCGGTGTAGCCTGCCGGTGATGCCCGCGAGCGGGACGCGACCGGGCAGGGACGGCTAGCCGGACCCGGGCGCTTGCCTTTGGCGGGATGCCAGGACCGGCCCCCGCCCGGCGGGATGCCAGCGGGCGGCCGGGAGCGTGAGACGGCCCTTTCCTGATGCCTGCGGAAGGTGGCCCCCGTGCCTGCCCCGATCGATTTCTCCGGGTGGATCCCCACCCAGTTCTCTACGACGATCATCCAGGAAGCGACGCAGCAGTCCGCCGCGCTGCAGCTCGGCAACCGGGTGCCGATGGGCACGTCGGTGGTGGAGATGCCGGTACCCAAGACGTTCCCGAAAGCCGCGTGGGTCGCCGCCCCGGGTGGGCGCAAGCCGTTCACCGACCTGGCGATCGGCACCGAGACGATGAAGGCCGAAGAGGTCGCCGCGGTGGTCGGGATCCCGAACGTCTACATCGAGGACTCCTCGATCAACCTGTGGAACTTCGTCCGGCCGCTGCTCGCCGAGGCGATCGCCGCCGCCGTCGATGACGCGATCCTGTTCGGGCAGGACGCCCCCGCGAGCTTCCCCACCGGGGGCCTGGCCGCGATGGCCCTCGCCGCCACGGCGGGCGCTGATGCGGTCGACACGGTGAACAACGCGCTGATGATGGTCGAGAACTCGGGCCTGGCGGTGACGGGCACGGCGGCCGACATCGCCGTCCGGGGCGCCCTGCGGGGGCTGCGCGATAGCTCCGGGGATCCGCTGTGCGGCTGCCAGTGGATGGACGGCCGCGAGGTCAACTCCCTGTTCGGGTACCCGATCGCCTACGTGCCCTTGACGCAGACCGCGCCCGACTTCATCACCGGCGCCTGGCGGTACCTGATCATCGGCGTCCGCTCCGACATCCGCTACGACCTGTCGAATCAGGCGGTCGTCGCCGACGACTCCGGCAACGTGGTGATCTCCGCGTGGCAGGACAACACGACCCTGATGAAGGTCTGGGCCCGGTTCGCCTGCGTCGTCGTCCGCCCCGTCACCCGCCGGTGCCCGCAGGGCGCGACGCCGTTCGCCAAGGCCACCCTCGCGGACGGTGCGTCCCGCTGCGCCCAGCCGTCCGGGACCGGCCCGGGCAACGGCGGCGAAGAGCCCGGCGTGCAGTCAGCGGCGGCCCGGCGCAGGAGCGCGGGCTGACCTCGCCGGCCAGCTGGCAGCTGTGGGCCCCCCCGCTCGACCCGCCGAACGAGGGGGGCCTGCCCCTGGCCGAAGCCACCGCGATCATGGACGCGCCGTGGGACTGCCGGTGGGAAGCCCTCGCCGCGCTGTGGGAGATGTTCGCGGCGATGCAGCCACCCGAGCCCGTCATGGCGTCGGTCTCGACGGGCAGCCAGTCGGTGGCCTACTCGGCCGGCGCCGACGCCGCGTCGCTGGCGGTCCGCCGCGCCGACCTGCTGCGCTCCTGGTGCGGCTCCATCACCAGCGTGCGGCTGGTCACCGGCCCCGAGCTCGTGTGCTGGCCGGTGGACTGGTGGCAGCGCGATTTCGAGGACCCGGCGACCTGGGACCCCCCATGTGGCTAGAGGGCTCCACAGGGCCCACACAGCCCCTGCGGGGCCTAGTGGTGTCATTGGACCTAGGGCCATGCGTTCACCCCTGTATGGGCCCTCTGGAGGGCATGTGACTGTGCTGCTGGCGCCTGATCCCGTGGACCTGCACCCCCCGGGCCCTGCCGACCCTCATGGGTGGGCCCAGGCCCCCACCGGCCCGGCGACGTGGTCGGGGGCGGGGAACCTGCAGCTGGGACCCGGCCGCACCGGCACCCTGGCCGATGATGGCGGCGGGCACGGCCCGCACGGCCCGGCGAGCTCGAGGACGGGCACCCTGTTCCTGCCCCTCGACGCGCCCCTCGCGGACGGGATGACCGTGGTCGTGCGCGGGGACACGTGGACCGTCAGCCTGGCGCGGGTGATCGGCGACCCCCTCGACGGGCTCGCCGGGCTCGCGTGCTGGCAGGCGACCGTCACGTCCTACCCGCTGGAGGTGCCCGGTGGCTGATGCGGTGTTCACCGTGAAGGACCGCGGCGCGATCCGGCAGGCCGCCTGGCCCGGCGTCGGCCAGGTCGCGAGCCGGGTCGAGTCCGCCGCCCGGTCCGGCACCCCCGTCCGCACCGGCCGCCTGCGCGCCGGGTGGCGGGTTGAACGCGGCCGCATCCCCGGCGTCTGGCTGGTCGTCAACGACGTGCCCTACGCCCGGTGGGTCGAGTACGGCACCGGCAGGCGGCGCCCGGCTGCGATGCTCGGCCGCGCCGCCGCGCGGTTCCGGTGACAGGGAGGACCTGACAGTGGCTGACCCGGTGCGCACGAGGATCGCGGCGAAGGTCAAGGCCGCGCTCGACCGTGAGCTCGGCACCCTGCCCGACATCGCGCTGCGCTCCGACACCCCCGTCCGGACGGTGATCACCGTCAAGAGCCCAGCCGGGAACCGGCTGTTCACCGTGCAGCTGATCACCCACCGGCCGAACCCATGACCGGCCCGATCGCGCGCCCGCCGCCCGACCTGGAGGCCCACGTGTGGGCCCAGCTGCGGTCGATGCCCGGGGTGACGATGTGGGCGTTCGACGCGACCCCGATGGCGCTGGTCCCGTGGCTGACCGCCTTCCAGGTGCAGGTGGACTGCCGCGCCGGGTCGAAGCGGGCCGCGTTCGAGGTGGCCTGCCGCGCCTGGCAGGTGCTGTGGCAGCTCACGGACTGGCCCGATGGCGTCGTGTCCTACGTCCAGGTCACTGACGGGCCGCTGTGGCTCGCCGACCCCGAGGACGGCACCCCCCGTTACGTGCTGCGCGCGGAGGTGCGCGTGCACCCGCCCCGTGCCCGGCCCACCCCCCGCCGTCTGGGCGGGACCGATGTGAGCCGGGGAGTCGATGAAGGGAACTGATCACCATGACCGAGCCTCCGCTGACCTCCGAGGGCTGCCTGCTCGCCGACGAGGTCCAGGTTGGCACGAACAACGGCCCCGGCATCTACGCCGGGCCGCCCGGCACCGAGCCACCCGCCTCGACGGCCGAACCGTACACCGCCCCGTGGGCGTGCCTGGGCTACCTGTCCGACGATGGGCCGACGATCGGGTCCTCGACCGACAGTGAGCAGCTGACCCCCTGGCAGTCCGCCACGCCGATCAAGACGGTGATCACCAACCGGCAGGTCACCATGCAGTTCGTCGCCTGGCAGCTCAACCCGCGCACGCTGGCGATGTACTTCGACACCGACGTCCCCGAAGAGGGCACCGGCGGGGAGCTCGACTTCGACGTCCGCACCGACCAGTCCGGCCACGAGTACGCCATCTCCGTCGACGCGGCGGACGGCAACCGGGTGTTCCGGATCTCCTTCCTCCGCTCGACCCTGTCGGACGCGGGGGACATGTCGATCACGCGCGGCGCGGTCATCCCCCTGGATATGACGCTGTCGGCGCTGGAGACCGGCGGCCGGCTGGCCAAGGTGCAGCTCGGCCCCCGGATCACCGGCCTGGCCATGTCCGCCAGCACGAACGGGACCGGCGCGGGCCCGGCCGTCGAGACCCGCAGCGGCCGGCGCGGCGGCGGCGAGCGCGCGCACCACGTGCCCGCGCCACCGCCTGACGTGACGCAGCCATGACCCGGGCTGCCGCCAACGGCAGCCAGCCCTTCGACCTCGACCAGGCCCAGGCCAAGATCGAGGCCGAGACTGCGCCGTTCGTGTTCACCTACCGCGGGCAGGTCTACTCGATGCGCCACCCGAACCTGGTCCCGTTCGACATCCAGCGGCGCCTCGACGAGGCGATCGAAGCGAACGACGACAAGGCCCAGTCGGCGCTGATGAACGAGATGCTCGGCTCCGACCTGTTCGACCGGCTGTGCGCCGCGGGCGGGTTCAACGGCGCCGCGATGCAGGCGCTGATGGAAGCCGCGAACGCGTCCGGGGGCGGGCTGGGCCCTACCTCGGCGCCGTCCAGGCGCGGTTCGACCCGCAAGTAGAGGCGGCGTTCGCATGCGCCTACCACCTCGACGCGCGGGACCCGGCCCTGTCGCTGCGCCGGTTCCGGGTCCTGCTGGAGAACCTGCCGCCCTCGGCGGTCCGCCCCGGGCAGGAATGGTCGACCGAGGCCGAGCTGCTGGCCGTGCTGATCGACCACGTCGCCGAGCTCACCTACGTCACCGTCAAGGCGGCCGGCGGCAAGGGCACCCGCCCGAAGCCGATCCCGCGCCCGCAGCCTGCCGGGGCCCGGCAAACCGCCGGCAACGGCCACGCCGCTGGCCAGCCCGTTCGCGAGCACCGCGGCGGCCGCGAACCTGCCGGGGCCCGGAAAACCGGGTCGTGGATGGAAGCGGCCGAATGGCTGATGGGACTGCGCGGGGTCGAGGTGCAATCCGAGTGAAACCCCCTGCAAGGCTCCACAGGGCCCACACAGCCCCCACGGGGCCTGGGCATGTCCTAGGTCCTAGGTGGCAGCGTTCCCCTCTGTGTGGGCCCTGTGGGGGGCTTGGCCGGGTGATCTGAGGTGGCTTTCAGCTATGGCGCGCTCTCGGTGGTGGTCAACGCCCAGACCGCCAC